ACTAAGTGTTCCTATATAATACGAGAAAATTTTAATATTTTCATGGTAATTACTAAATTCCCCAATATTTATTTTGTTTATGTTACCACAATAAAATAGAGACTTATCATTTTTCTCTAACCATACAAACAGTTTGTCTAAAAATATTCTAAAAGACCTCTTTCTTGGGAAGTAATATTTATAAGTTAAAAATATATCAGAAATACTCCTATAAGTATTTACCATTTTTCCAAATGCCCTCATGCCGCTATTCACATATATAGTATCTGTCGGATTAGCCCCATAATAAGTCCAATCTAACATTTCTTCTAACGAGTCAAATTGTAAACCGTCTAGTTTGAATTTAACCTTTCCTGAAACGGAAATTTTTTCTTCAAACTCTTTGAATTTTTCACTCCACTCCATTTACAATATTGTTTACGTCATTTCCAAAATTACTAGCATTCAGTTGACTGTCTTTCCAGAAAAAGGATACTCTTTTTTGCCAGTTTTCAAAATTCCATGGTTTTAATTTAGTTCCATTATGGTTTCTAAAAATAAATTCAAACACTTTAGCATATTTTTCTGTAACATGTGGACTGCTATTTAAAGTAGGACTGCTATTTACTTCTACGACATATGCTTGGTCATCTTTGAATAGTACATCCGCTGCACCAATATCTAATCCTAGGGCTTTAACTGCTCGACAAGCTTGAAGCATTATGTCTTTCTTAACAGTTTTCCATTCCTGTAATTCAAAAGCTTCACCATTAATAGCTCTGTTCCAAGCTTCTCCACCATCATCAGGTCGAGGTTTCTCAAGTACAGCTAGAACTTTCCCCATCACTACATGTACCCTAAACTCTCTATCTTTATCAATAAATTCAGAATAATACCAACCATTCTTATAATGATTAAGAAAAGCTTGTTTTGATTTCAACACAATAAAGTTTTTACCTTTAGCATGAGAATGCGGTCTAGCAATTACTTTAGTAGGATTAATCTCATCATAATTTTGTGGTGTGATTAATCTTGGACATCTAACCCCATTTTCGATAAATTTTTCCCTACTGAGTTTTTTGTTTGTACATACTTCAATTGCTTTAGCAGTATTATATGAAACAAAATTACCTGTAAATGGGATTCTAGAACCCCATCTAATAATCACATCTCCGTCATTAGGATTAAAAGTTTTCACTTTTGTATACCCAATTCTTCCATGTTTATACTCTCTCCAATATTCTTTATTGGGCAAACGTCTTCTATGCATCATCATTCCTAATGTCATTAATGCGAAAACACCTTTCATTGACGGCCTACCGTCTTTACCTGCGATAATTAATTTATTCATTTTATTTTATTTTTACGCCGTGTTGATTTAAAAGGACACGGGCCTTTTCTAAGTCACTATTGTTGATTATTTCAGCAACCTCTTCCCAATTATCTACAGTATTACCTGAATTTACAAAATCAATAGATTTCATAATTCCACGCCAAACATACCTAATCAATTCCTCACTAGAAGCCCAATAATTAGATAAAGTCCTATATTCTATCAAGCAGGTTCTCTCCTACTTAGACTTTCCCTTCACCCTCGTCTTTACGTTAGGGGTGCGCCGTCAAGTCGTTGCACACTTCCATACAATACTATATCTTAGTAACATCCCACCACATTTTTTCTTGTGATGCTACTCCTTAGTATCAAGGGTTGGCTCAGGATTCCCAACGCTGGTTCCCTGAATTTGACGCAGTTTCATCAGACTATTTCTAATCTGACAGGCATTATTGTACTTTCGATTCATGAAAGTACAAGCGTTAAAATACAATAAACATATTAAATTTAGAACACTACTCTGTTTATTTATTTCTAAATAGTGTATATTTTTTTCTCCTTGAATCTTAGTGTGTCTGGAGAATTCTATAAGATTTTTTGTTAAAAATGCAGAAATTTGCTCAATATGTACTAAAGAAGCTGATACCAAACATATTCTATCTTGTTTGGGATCAATATACCCATCACCTTCTATGTATCCTCTCATATAAGGAAAAGACAATGGGAACAAAGTCTCTAGTGTAAAAGTTTTGTTTTCTGTAATTCCTAAACTTTTTAAAAATTCTGCTATTTCAGCGTTTCTAAAACTTATAGAAAGTTGCTTAAATTTTTTGTGATGTATTGTTTCGCGGATATTTATTTTAGGATTTCCTAAAAAATCACGAAATTTTTCTAAAACATCCCTATCTTTTTCGGCTAATGATAGAGATATTCTATTTTTATGCACACACCCATCACTTGCTAACCAACCTAGCCAATATTGAACATCTTCTCTACTTAAATCAGAGAATACATTTTCAGTCACAAGTCGCCTAGATTTTCTATTCTCACCAATAATTCCTCTCTTTATATAAGGCTCAGAACAAAAGAATATCCTTGCTATCTCAGCAACACTAAACCCATTGTTGTAAAGATTGATAGCTTTTTCTCTGTCTAAATCACTTAATTGAGTAATTCTATGAGGAAGTTTAAGACTTTTTCTAAATTTTTCTATTTCGGGTACAGTCATACCCATTTCTTTTGCTATTCTAGAATCGGTATATTGTAAATTATACAATTCTAAAAATTTTTGTTGTTCCATGTTGTACTTATTGGTACAAATATACGAACAAAAAGTAATTATAGCAAGAGATATTTTGTTTATTGTAGTGTTTTTTTTCTTCTACCATTTAAATCAGGACCATACTCTTTCAAGCGGATGCAACTAGCTTTACCATAAAGCTCCCTACGTTTAGTCACAGGTTCCAAAAATAGCATTGGCAAACCTAAAAATAAGTCCATAGCTGCTATTAATTGTAAACCTACCTCTAAGTCAAATCCTGGCCAAGCCATATGAAGGTGTCCCCTTCCTTGTTACCCTATAAGCTTTTTATCTCATAGTTCTATAGCTACATTTCACTCGCTATAGTTCGGCATATATTTTCACCCAACAGACTGTTGGGGCGCGCACTCTTGGTTGAATTATATTTATTCATCAACTATGCTCTACGGTGTTAGAAAGCCTTTCGTTATCCTTCTAATTACCTCGGTATTTAAAATAATTCTTTTAGAATTAACTGAAATTTTTATTCACCGATTTTACGCGATTTTGCTCACAAATTACTTTATGAGGTGGCAGACATTTTTACCACAACTCCTGAACATAATATCATCAACTTCAGGTTTATTATTAACACTCCTAGTACGAGCATTATAATCCTGATCACAACCTAAAGTCATTGCATTTTCAGTGGAGAGTTCTTCAGCACTAAATTCTCTACATGGATAAATATCTACTTCTAAATCCTTGTCTTTGACATAATCTGATATATGATTTAACATATATTGGATTTCTTTGACAAATTCATCTTCTGATACAACTGGATTAATTGTAAATTCAGAACTAACATTATCTAAAGATAATGTTCTAAAACCCTCTACGACATGAGGATTATATTTTTCCCCAGGAATAATCCCCTCCGATGATACTGGCACACCTTCTTTATTTTTTAAGAAGACTTCAATATCTGAACCGATTGTTATATTATTTATTAACATATGTCAAACCTAAATTATAATGTATTTGATGTGGTGTCAAATTGTCATCATAGTCTTGAAAAACTAAATTTTCACCACTCCATATTTTTCTAATTACTTTTTCGAAATCGTAAAAATATCTTGAGCGTATGGCATCATTTTTAGCAACTACCATAAAATCTTCAAAATCTACAAATTCTCTCCTTACAGGATAACAACTAAGTAAAGTTGTAAATAATGCCATCATATATGGTTTTTCAAACCAGTCTTTCGACATTTTTACAACTAGAAGTTGTTCTTGTATTCCCACACTACTTCTTTTAAAACCTAATTGGTTTTCCCAAAAATTTAAAATATTCTGAAGAGTCTTACTTTGAACTTCAGTAATATTAGCATCTTTGTTTCTAACAAGAATATAGATATTTTTCCTTAATATATTTTGAGGTTTCCAATTGAATTTATATAATCCAAAAGGTTTTTTAGTTTTTTCCGACCAAATTACATCAGTTAAAAAATCCTTACATCTAGTAAATCCAAACAATGGACGCACTTGACCTTGTTTTATTATTCCCATGGAAAATTCTATACCTGAAGAAAATGATTCCGCATATTTTCCTCTCTCAATCTCTTGGATAGCTACTTGCATTTTGCTTATTTCTTATTGTGTTAACCGCTTCTCGAATCACGTCTCTACAACTATTCTCATATTCTTTAATGTAAGTTCCACCCAAGTAACCTAGACAAAAAAGAATATTTTCAGTTTTCCAGTAAATAACATCTATGTTTTCAATAGACTTATCGTCATCTACTTTAGTGCGTATATAGGTTCTATTTTCAAGATTCCACCCTTTAGCAATAACCAAACAATCATCAATAATACTTGAAAAATCAATAGCGAAAGGGTGTGTAGAATCACTGCATGCAGTAGTATTATTGTAAAACATTACTGCGTGATTAACTCTATTACCTGGACTAGATACTAAAGGTAAATCATATTTTTCAGCCAAATAAAGTGCTGCACCAGAAACAGCTACTACTAGAGTTTTTTCAAGATCTCTTGTTTCAACAATACTTTTAATAAATGTATCATTAGAACTTCTATTAGGGGATTGGTAATCATTATACATTCCCAATCCTGTGTAAAGTATTACTTCAGCATCTTTTGGTTCTTCTACCAAGGTGAGGTCTTTTTGGGCTGTTTCATAATTATTATGAAAATAACCTGGCTTACTAAGCCACCCTGTATGGTATGGTGCAGAATGATTAATTGCTTTTGGAATATAAACTTTCATATAGTTTGTTATTTAAAAAATCATTGAATAGGTTTCTGCAATACTGAATGTATTCAATATCTTTTGGGTCATTACTGTGAGTCCTGTATTCTGGATGAAATTGAACACCTAAACAATTAGTCTTAGGGTAAAATACAATTTCAGTTTCTTTATCCATTTTAACATGTCCCCCATCATTATCATAAAGATATTTAACATCCCGTGAATTTTCTACCCAACCTATTAGTCGGTAATCTTCTTTTGGTAATTCACCTAAATATACCATTTGGTGATGTGAACAGGATACTTGAATCTGTTTTCCATCTACAGTCACCATATTCTGAGAGCCACCATGTCCATAAAAATCCTGAATCATTTTAGCTCCCGACATAACAGATATGAATTGAAATCCTCTGCATACACTAAACATCTTTTTATTTAATGCTAGGGCCTCATTAAAATATATTACTTCTTGTTCGTCTCTACGACTATTTGTGTAAGAAGCTAAATTCTGATGATTATATAACTCTGGAGAAACATCTTCTCCTCCAGTAAAGAATACAACATCACTTTCTTCTATTGAGTCTACAAGTTGTACATTTTCCATCCAATTGACGTAGCTCGCATCGCCAATTAGGAATATTTTTGTTTTACCAATTAATTGTTTTTTTTCCATTTATTTTTAAAATTTCATTTATTTTACTAAAATGTTTACATCCAAAAAATCCAGAATTAGCACTAAAGGGACTTGGGTGAGCAGCCTCCAATATAAAATTTTCATTAGGGTTAATAAACATTTTATACATTTGACTCTTTCTACCCCACAAGACGTAAATAACATCTTTTTTTTTTGCTAATGCTCTAAAGATTCCCTCAGTAAACTCCATCCAGTATTGAATATGTGATTCAGGGTGTTCATGTATCACTGTCAAAGCAGTATTCATCATTAACACACCTTGCTTAGACCACGAATTTAAATTAGGAGTGTATAATTCCAAATCACTAATTAACTCTTTGTGGATATTACGCAATGAAGGTGGTACAAAATTTTCAACACCACTTTCAAAACATAAACCCGTAGCAACTTCCAATTGTCCAACAGAGCTATGATAAGGATCTTGACCCACTAAAACCACATTAACGTCTGAGAACGGAGTGTTTTTAAATGCTTTAAATACTTTATGCTTTTGTGGATGTACTAGATACTGTTTTCTTTGATTCGCAATATTTACACCTAATGCGTACATATAATCCTCGTGTAAAATGTCACTTAGAGCATCTACCCAAGAACTATCTAAATTTAACTCTTCAAGAATTTTTCTCGAAGGTTTTCTTTCTCCAATAACGTTTGTCATCGTTTAATTTTTTTATTTTTCTTTCATACTCGTCAATTTTCTTCTTACTAACTACTCTAAATGGTAGTAGGTTTTTAAATAATCTGTTAGCCATTTTTCTGGTTCCTCTTTATCCATTTTCACCCAATCGCCAAAATCTTTAGGTTTATTTTCTGGATTACAAATGCCTTCCAGTCCATATTCCTTTTTATATTTTAACAACATTTCTTTTCCCAGTTTGTCATTATCCATATATGGAATGACATATTTGAAACGCATTTTCAATAAATTCAATGCATTTTCACTAATCATAATTCCTTCACCACGCACACCAACAGAACTAAATCCATAAGAATACATGCTAAAGGATTCTTTCATGGCCTTTTGTATGAAGCAAACAGTACCGCAAGAAGGTAATTGTTCCCAACCATCCAAAAGTCCCCCATAATAATTGTTTCTAAATTTATCTTCTTTTTTAGAAAAAGGTCGATAAATTTTTATTTTGTCTTTTTGCCGATACCTATAAATAGGCTCACTCTCTTTAGTGACTTTCCATATCTCATTATTGATCCAAACTCTCTCACATTTTCTAATGTTAAAGAATTTTAATAGTCTGAGAGTTTCTGATTCACTTTTTACATATTGCGACCAGTATTGAATATCTTGATCAGCAAATGGTATTAGTGTCACTTTAATATCACACTCTTTTTTTTGAGTGGTGATAATTTCTCTATTATAAACAAATTTCAACTGTTTTTCTAAATCTGAATGAATCCTGTTTATAATTTTTGGAAATTCCACACCAGTTGCCATAGAAGCAACATCGAAACAATTTAAATGTGTTTTAGTATTGGCATAATCCACAAAATAAAGTACCCCTGAAGAGCTATATAAGAAAAAACAACCTTTTCGAGTATCCCCACTTCGTAAGGGATTGATAAATTTATCTTTAGTGTTAATTTCATAACCTAAGTAGTATTTCATAATACTTTCTTGAGATACTAATTTTAACAAATCCTCTTTATTAAGATTATTTTCTATTATAATCATATAAGAACTTTTATTTCCTCAGTATATTGTAAGAGCATAAATTTTGTAAATCTACCAAATGGTAGATTTGGATAATCACTCCACCTAGGATAATTTTGTAAAAAGAGCTCCAAACGCTTTCCTCTGTAGTGATTTAACCCCATTGAATATATATCTAGCATTTCTCGCGAAGTATCCAAATCTCCAACAAGATACTGTTCTAGTCTGGACTTCAAATATTGTAAATGGGGGCCGTAATTTGTAGATAATTTTGCGATTTCTTCTTGCTTTAATAATTTCATATTATTGTAGTTCCAAAAGAAAGAGGTAAACTCATAACAAAATCCGCAAATGGTAATTCTGGATACTGACTCCAGTCAGGAAAGGCTTTTACAAAAGTTGATACTGAATAGGATGCATACTCTAAAATGTTTTCTGAATATATCGCCATCATTTGATCAATTTTTTCTCTATCTTTAATGATACGTTCTAACTCTACTCGTATCCCATTAAGAATTTCTTTCTCTGAACTATTGCGAAGATTTCTAATTTCGTCCTGTGTTAATATTTTCATATAAATAAAAAAGGCGAGTATCTCTACTCGCCTTTATACTTTAGTTAATTTAATTAAAACAATGGATTATCAGAATCTTTATTACCACCCACCTCTTGTTCCATATTCATAGGGGCTGATGTTGGAGTAAACTCTTTAAAGTCTTCTGTGAAGTAAGCTTTATAGCCGTAATTAACATCTTTCAAGAATCTTTTCATCTGGTAAGACTGATAACCATATGGTAAGAATTTTTTACCGTATACATCTTGATACTTTTCATCTTTAACACCACACATGGCATAAAAAACTTTACCTTTATCGATTGCAGGCTGTAGAATCTCAATCAATTCTGTGACATTACCATTAGCAATCTTAGAATAATTCTCAAAGTATACTTTTGATGCCGTTGGATTAATATTTCTAACAGCAATGATAAATTCTAATAGTTCTACTTCTCCACCTTTAGCTTTATGGGCTCCTGTAAGGTCATATTTCTTATAGTCCTCATCTGCTAATTCATTTGCACTGACAATTTCTTCTAAAGAATTGTAGTAAAATGATACTCCAGAATGGTTAACAAATAAATACTTTCCTGTTTTACTTGTCACTTCTTCATCTTTTGTGAAAAAGGACACTTTCATAATAGGTTCCTTTTCCATTTCTTCCATCATACCTTTATTATACTTTAAATATACATCGATACGATGGCCTTTATCTTCACCCATATTATAGTTAGGTTCTCTAACTTCTGCTGAGTCATCCCATCCATAAATTTTCCTAATCCCAAAAGAATCAGGATTTACTGCAATTACAGAGAATAAACCTATTCCTGTGTACAGTTTTTTTGATTTTACTGAATTTTCTACTATTTCCATTATTTGTAAATGTTATTCCAATACGTTTCTACTACACCACTTTCCAATTTTTCACTAATTTTAATTTTTCCAGATAACCATGGTGCTCGACTACCTGCAATAATACTATCATTTGCAACATCAAATGATAAGTATCTAGAATCGCCATCGGCAATTAGTTTAGCTAGTGTGGTTACTTTAGCACTAAATATAGATTTAAGCTTACCCGTCAAACTAATCTCACTACCTACAACTTCATCTTTTCCAGCATCTTTAATGTACTTATCTGAAACGTGAGCAGCATAAATACGATAAGGAGCTATTTGTGAAAAAATTTCAATCTGATCCATAAACCATTTTCTAGTATGTTGAAATCCTGCACCATCAGGTAAAGAAGTAACGTACTTAAATTCTGGATCACCTAATTCATATCTGTTTCCTGTCTTAATATCCTTATTAAAATTCTTACCTGTTGTTGTGGAATGCATATATGCAATAGTACCACCTATTTCAGAAAATTTGTCTAATTCTGTTAAAACATCTAATATCAGATATTCATACTTACCTTTATTTTTTAGGAGTTCATTTCTCCATGCTACGTAATTAGAATATGCTTCTAATACTGTAGTTTCTTGAGTGGGGTACACACTGATTTTTCTAGCATCAATGTATTCATAACCACCCTTTTCCAAATCAAATACAATCGCATTGTATTTTTTGGTAAAATCCCCAAGGATTGTACCTTTTCCCATTTTAGGCTGGGAAATTATTACTAAATCTCTAGGATTTAATCCTTTTGCCTCTTCCACTTTATCTGGTAACTCAAACATTTATTTTTCCCTCTCTTTCCCCATAGCAAGAGTTAATCCCACCATAAGACATATAAATAATATTATTCCGATATACATTTTTCTACAATTTCGTTGAACATTTCAGGGTTGTCTTTAAGTATATCGATGAATTGTTCCAAAACCTCCTCTTTAGAGGAACCTTCTAGTTCGAAATCTTCATAACTTATTTTCTTACCCCTGTGTTTAATTATTTCTTTACTTCTAGCCAATTCTATCAGTTCGCCATATTTGTCAATACCTACACCATATAGAATATTAAACTCGCATTTTTTGAAAGGTGCTCCACATTTATTTTTAGTAATATGAACTTTAGTTAGATTACCCATTTTCACATCTTTCTCAACAATAGAATTTGCTGCTGTAGTACTTCTACTAATCTCCATTCTAATAGAAGCAAAAAACTTTAAGGCATTTCCCCCACTTGTCACATCTGGTGATCCAAACATAACTCCTATTTTTTGTCTAAACTGATTGATATAAATCAAACAGGTGTTCGAGGTAGCCACTTCAGCGACTTGAATACGCATAGCTTGAGATAACATTCTGGCTTGTAATCCTATTTTGCTATCACCAACCTGCCCTTCAATTTCACTCAATGGAGTCAATGCTGCAACAGAATCTACTACAATAACATCAAAAACCTTTTGTTTTAGTAAATCAGTAACTAAATTAAGAGCCTCTTCTCCACTAGAAGGTTGATAAAAATATAACTCATCTAAATTAATACCTATATTTTTAGCATATTCTGGGTCAAAAGCATGCTCTGCATCAATGAATGCACAAATACCGCCTTTTTTCTGTGATTCTGCAATTATATGCATTGCTACCGAAGTTTTTCCACTTGACTCCCATCCAAACAATTCCACAATTCTTCCCTTAGGAACTCCACCAATACCAAGTGCTTGATTTAAACCTATGGAACCAGTTGGTATTACATCATAGACTCTTTTATCAGAGCTATTTAATGTTTTAAAGTCTCCATACTTTTTCTCAAGGGCACCTAAACCCTCTTTCAATTTTTTTAATTTATCTTCTTTATTCACTGTACAAAGATAGTGAAAATTTGGGATATAAAAAAATTTTTTATTGGAGGAGGTTTAGTTTTCGACTAGTTTAAATATTATGGGTGACACTGAATGAGGCGGTACTTCTTTTAACCACACCTCACCAACATAAAATACTCCCATGGTATTTACACTCCATGGTAAACGAGTTTTAAGTCCCGTAGAAGTTATAATTTGAGTCCCTATAGCTACAAAATAGGGCTTTCCAATTTCAGGTTTTATAGATGTAGTGTTTTTAGAACCGATATTTTTTTCTATTTCTTCTTGCGATAATATTTTCATGTTAAAGTTAAAAATGATGCTGTTGAGTCCATAGATCTACTTAAAAATTCTGCATTTGTTCTAATTTTTAAATTTTTGTGGACATTACTATGGCCTGGAGAGAAAGTACTCCCGTGATAAATTTCACTAGCGACTTTATTAGCATGAGTTAATCTTTGCATAGCGTCCCCAGTATTATTTTCCAAAGTTTCAAAAAATAATTTACTGAACCCTTTGTAAGGTTCATACCAACAATATCTGATGAAATTCAACAATATTAAATTGTTATTATATCCTAAATCAACCATGGTGTATTTAATCCTTCTGTGTTTATAATCAAGTTTACATGGAGTAATCTCGTCAATTAATTTACATAGTAGTTTTATCTCTTTAAAACTTATCTCAGGCTCTTTAAACCTTTTGATAAAAATAGTATCGTCTTTTAGAAAATTTTTTCTAGCATTAAAGTGAAAAGATGGTGTACACTCTCCATTAACATAACAATAAAAACGATTTATTCCTACCCAACAAGCAGTATTTCCATTTTGATGTTTAGTACCATCTTTCAGAGTAATATCGTAATAACAATCATAAATTCTCATAATTTGTAAGTTGGTATTTTTTCTAACATCATTGGGTTCTCTCTATAAAACTTAGAAGTATTCATTTCTTCGAAATATGGTGTAAATCCTTCAAAGTATAAATTCAATCGACTCCCTTCTTTTCCACCAAGCCTGTCTTTCAAAAATAATAATCTTCTAAAAGATCTACCGTAATTCAAAATAGGTATTCTTATATCCAATCCTTCAATATTATCAATTTCATATCTAATAGGATTAAATAGTCCTAATCCAACATCCCAATTTCTAGGAGTTTTTCTACTATCGCCTATAGAATCTAAACTTGGTTCAAGTTTTCTTTCAATTAAGCCACCACGATTTGTAAAGATTTGGGATTCACTATCTGCCGCTTGTTGTTGGACATCTACAGCTATTCCCCCATATCTTTTACAAAATACATTTAACGCATAAGTCATTGAGTAGAATTCCATTGTCTGTGATTTATTCATCATACTATCCGTAAAGAAGTTTTTTTCTTCCTGAAGTAGATTATTATTGTCTACTACTGTAAAAACATATAGGTCATCTGTTAATTGTCGATAATTTTTAATATGATCCTTACCCTTATAGCTTTCAACATCCCATTTTCCAATTTCAGGAGTCAAAAAATATTCATCCATCTTCCTCTTAATTCCAGTAGGATTATGAATGTCATCGTATACTTCCACTTTCTCTAATAGAGTCTTAAAGAAACTACTTTTTTCAGCCGCTGATATGGCAGCTAATTCGACTGGAGTAAGTACTCTTTTTGTAAATCCCTGGATACTAGTGGAACTTAATTTTATTTTTCCACTACTGTTGTGATATAACACTAAAGATAGCATGGTAAACCAGAATTCTTCTTCACTCTCTTCTAGAGCAAACCATTTGATTTTCCAATCAAATGAATAATTACTTCTGATCCATTGATTATAAGTAGAATATATTGTTAGCCATTTAGTAAATTGCGTTTTTCCTATCGAAGAATTCGCCGTCACGCCAAAATATTTACCTTTTATAAACCCTGGATAATCATATTCAGAAGTTAATCTGGGTAGAGACCAGTAAATACTATTTACCTTACCCTGTTCTTTTCTACGTTGATTGTGAAGAACTTTATCATAAAGTGTCGCCATATGATTTTATTTCTCCTTCACCATCTCTATTATCAACAACTTGTTCACAAAATGAAGCCAACATACTTTTTTCTTCACTTTTGAATCCATCTCTTTTGAAGATAAAATAATCTGCCTGCATTATGTATGTTGGATTATCTACGCTTTTAATATATAAATCTGTAGCTTCTAGAATAACATCTTCAGAATAACCATATTGTAGAACAAACCTATTGAGTTTATTTGACACAGATGATGGATCACCTGTTTTACCTACAATTCCAATATTATTCTTTTTGAATTTCGATCTATATATTTCAGTAAAACCAACATTTTCCTTAAATTTACTCTTCAAAATCTGTTCAGCACCTACAGGACTAATTGTTGTAAAATCTGTTAAATAACCTGCTGTGACAAGTTGTTCTACTATTCCAGTGGCACTGCACATCTTATAGAAATTTTCATAAAATTCTTTCATTCATCCATCTCCTCTTTAAAAATTCTTTTTATTATACCAGTTAAATATTCCACTGAAATACATTCAATTTCATCACCTTCAGTAGTAGATAACCACTCAGTATTATCTTTTACTTCAGAAAAAACTTTTTTTATCTTATCTCCCACGTTCATCTGGATATAGTATTGAATTTAAATCACTTTGAAAATATTCTTCAGTATCAACATTCATTATTGTTACTTTACCTTCTTTATATCCACCACCAGTATCAATATTCCAAATTACTGATGCTTTTTTAGGTAAATTGGTTTTCCAATTAATCGTTGGAGTATGTCCAATAAATATTTTCTTAAAGTTGTCTTTTATTTTATATGGGTATGATGTTTCACTCCAAGATAAAGCAGAACTCCATAAATCCCTATCCCATAGGAATATGGATGGTTTTTGTTCTTCTACCAAGGAATGTCTATTAAATCCACCGTGAGTAAAACAAATATCATCTTCCACAAAGTATGATATTGATGAATGTAATAAGTCTCTATGGGTTTTTGGAATATCCATGAAAGTGAGATTAGTTCGAAAACCTCCCATATCAGGCATACAAAAAATATCCCTGTCACTATGTTTAGCATAATTTTTAATTACTGCATCACCTCCATGATTCCAATCGAACCCATGTCTTCCTGTGTTCATCCAATCTAGAAATATATCGTCATGATTACCTCTAATAAAAATCAAGTTTTCTATTGTTAGTAATTCTTCAATACATTCATAAGATTCTGAATATCCATCAAAAACATCACCTAAAAATATAAGTCTATCTTTTTTCTTATCGAAGCCACTTCTTTCAAGTACTTGCAATAGTCCCCTGTAGTTACCGTGTAAATCGCCTAAGGTGAAAGTTCTTACTTTTTTATTTTCCATACTAATTTCTCCACCTACTTGATTGATACATCACAACCCTTACTACTTCTTCTTGTGTGGCAAATCTATGTTCTTGTGACAGTTCTGGATTATTTAAATAATTTACAAGCTTTTGTAATCCACTACCATTCTCACCTTGCCAAATAGTTTTTTCATAATTATTTGTTTGAGGTTCCTTGGATGTGTAATTACTTATCCTTGTCATGCCATCAGACATATCTGTTAATGTATAAATCTGTTCACCGTCTCCAATATCATAGTTATTCGTAATCCAACCAACTTTTTTAACGAGGCTCGTTAAATGACCTGTATCAGAATAACCTTCAAACGGTAAATTGTTTGATTTACAGTAAATTTCTCTTGGAGACATTCTCAACAGATATTGACCTGCCCCACTAAAATCTTCTATTTTAAAATTTCTCATTATTTTTTGTTTAAAAATCTTTCAGCCCTATAGATAATATTGGGTGTTAATCCGCAATAAGCATCAACTCTAAAATAGTTTTCTCTTTGCCAATACATCATATCTGAATCATCATCAAATATAACATATCTTACCTCTTCCATTTTAGCTCCCAATATACCTTTATTAGTTTCTAACCAAGCTTTTATTTCACAACCTCTAGGTACAGAATAATTATAACCTTCCATATCTGATTGAAACCATAATCTAGGTGTTCTCCCAAGCACTTTACCTGTTATTCCACCACGTCTAAGATATTCAATACATTCCTCATTTGATTTACCAACTCTGTGACTAGAACTAAGTACTATTTCAGCACCAGTTCTATCTGTTAATTCATTTAACATATCTACACTTCTTGGACAAAAATAATCCAATGCGTCATCACTAGGAGTTTCCCTAGTTTTTCCTGGTCCTCTTATTTCTTCATACCATAACTGATGATTTAACACACCATCTATGTCTAAAAAAATTATTTTTTTACTACTCATTATTTTAATTATTAAGGGATAAACAATAAGGTTGGATTATTTTTGTGAATTTCGACATCTGAAAATTGCTTTTTAAATTTCTCAGTATTGAAGGGGGTTGTGATAAGATGAAAACCACTTTTAGTTGGTATAATATGTGAACATTTATCACCAATAGGTTCTAAGTTACCGATAAAATAGATAACATCTTGTACAAAAACCTCATCCTTTACATCAATATCTATTACCCAAAGCTTATCTTTTGAGTGATGCCTACCACATGCTGTAGTATAAGCTTTGTGAACAAATTCTTCTTGATGATTTTTAATCATCGTTGCAACTTGTTCCAAATGCTCTAAAGCTACTACTTTACTATCTCTTCTTCCAGGATGAATATAAATTCTACCTTTAGTAGAATTAGCAATTTCTTTCATCTCCTGCTCTTTTTTTTCCAAATACTCTAAAGAATAAACAAAATAGGCTTTGACCATTCGATTATTTTTAGTGAGTTTGTCAATATCCTTACTTCTCTGTATAATTTGTATATAATAAAACTTGGTTGGATCACTAAAATCCAACCAAGTCTTAAACTTTTTAAAATTGTCAATCATTTCTTTTCTTTAAAGCAATCATAAAGATAATCAATAGGATGTCCTACAAAATTTTCACCAGTAACTACATCGTAATAATCACCTAAACTATCTGTAAATTTTGGTAGAAGGTATCGTAATGAAAATTCATACCAATGAACAAAAATACCATCATCAAAAGGAGCATTTTCCATCTTCGAAAGAAAAATGTGATTGGATTTTCGAAATTGATTAACTTCCCAACCGTAATAAGAGCCAATGTCTAAATCTTGGTCATCCCAACTTACGCGTTTATATTCTGGAAAAAGTTTTTTTAACATTTCCAATAATTCATCTTTCTGTTCTTCAGTTATTGTTATAGGTGTCATTTCTTTTTACTTTCTTTTAAATATTCTTCAAATGTCAGATCTGGTAAACATCGACATATCTTAATCCATTTGTTATCTCTAGTGATTTTATACACTTCACCACCCCACTTAGAAAAACAATCAAAACCATCATTTTTCAATAAGTAAACTCTTAATTGTTTAAAAGATCTCGGTCTAGTAGATTTATTTGTGCTCAAAATACATCTAATTGTTTAACAAATTTTTCATATTGCATATCCCCATCTCTTTGAGTTAAAGCATCTCCATAACTATTAGTACAATAAATACCATCAAAATATTGAGAAAGTTCTTTAAAACCTTTACTAAAAATTCCATGCGTAACTATGAGGTAGATTTTTGAATTAAAATTAGTTTTATCATACACTTCAAACCTATTTTTAATAGATTTTGCAACATTGATAAAAGTAGCACCTCCATCACAAATATCATCAATAATGATAAAATCTTTATTTTGAGTTTTAGCTGTAGAGAAAGGTACGTAAGTTTTAGTCAATTTACCATCAACATCTCTATCTTTACTACAAGTAATAATATCTCCTTTATAACCAATTTGTTCAGCTAATTTGTAGATTTTCTTTAGAGATCCGCTGTCAGGGGCTATGAGTATAAATTTATCATTTATATCTTGTTTTAATTTGTTTGTATCTGTCATGTTTTCTTTTTAATTTTAAGTTAGAATTATTATATAAATAATCCATTAATTTAATAACTTGTAGTCTACCAGAAATGGTAATTGTTCTAATATTATGATTTCTTTCAGGATGTCTTGTTTCTATTGAGCAGTTTATGTTTAATTCTTCTTTAAATATATTAATAAGAGAATTTACAAATAATTCTGTTCCAACTATAGAAACTTTGTCTTTAAAATGTCCTTTAGAATTAGTAATAGTTCCGATATATCCATCTCCATCAAAGTAACCCCTAATAAAATGAGGATATAAATCTTTAGATAACCATAAAGGAAAAACTATTTTATGAGTTTTAGCTTTAACAATTCCTAATTCCTCAAGTTTGAGAGAGATATGTTTATTACTTATTCTGATACCGTATTTATTTGAATGATTATTTCTATAATCTTTTTCAAATATTAACTCTTTATCTGGAAAAATTAATTTATTAAGTTGCTCAAGAATTTCTCTATCATCTTCTTTTAGAATTAAAGTAACAATATTTCTTGGTCTTTTATTACAACCATCAGCATAGAGAAATCCAAGAAAGTAAGCTTTATCTTGAGAATTAATATTATCAAAATAATCTTCATTTATATCAAATCTTTGACAAGATTTTGACATATCATACTTGAATCCTCTATGCTTTAGTAATACTCTAATTGCTACATCAGTTATTCCAAAATAAGCACTTAATTCTTTAGAACTTTTACCTTGTTTAAATAATTCTACGAGTTCAATCTTTTGTAAATCTGTTAATCTTTTTTGTTTCATATTATATAGTCTTTATTATTAGACTACAAAGATACGAAAAAGTTTAACAAAAAACAAATTATTTTTAGTTATTCTTACAATTATTTACTAACTTATTGAAAATCAACAAGATTAATTTTCAATGTAATTTTTAATCCAGTTAAAATCTTTAATTAATTCAGGATTTGGACAATTTGAGTTACCTTTTCCATCATATGATACAGATGAACAAATAAAAATAGGTTTGCCATCTTTTGAAAATTTACCTTCTAAATATTTATAAGAAACTAAACCTTTTACTATTGATGAACCAAATAATACATTATCATTTTTATCATAAAACCTTGATATAATTTCTTCAGGAATATCTTTTTTAATTAAAATATTTCTATCCCATTTACTAAGATTAGCTTCTATGAATGCGTTAAATTGTTTATCTACATACTGTTCAGGTGTTAATTCTGATACTCCTGATTCTTCAATAACAATATAACATTTCATCCAATCTTTATCAGTATGAGTAGAAGCTAATAATAATAAAGTTTCTTCTGTATATTTTGAATAATCTTTCCAATGGTCTAATTGTTCTTGAGTATATTGATCTAAGTCATAGTGAAGTTTTCCAGCTTTAGGATGTTTAAATGTTTCAACAATTTTCCATTTATAATTCTTATATACAGGAATTTTTTCAACTAACTTTTTAGGTTCTCTTTTGTTAACAGCACTTTTTAAAGTTAAATTAGGTTCATATTTAAATTCCCAATGATGATCTATTCCACAATAATCAGGTAATTTTGTTTTAATAGGGAAAATATTTTCTCTTTTACCTGTTTCATTATTCCATTTTGTAATTTCAGAATAATGTTTTCCCCAATCTACTACATAAACATTTTTATTTTTCATATATTGAATTTAAAGCAAACTTTACTAAATCTAAGTTTGATTGTGATTTAAAATTGTTAAGACATCCTTCAAGAACAAAGGAATGTGGATCTAATACAGTTACAGATTCAAAGTTAAGACTATTAATAATAGGACATATAACATCTTTAAGATAGTTATTTCCACCTTTTTCAAACTGGCGATCGCTTCTAGATCCCAAAAAATATGGAGTACATAGATGTATTTCTTTTACTCCAAGATTTCTTAGAGACTTAGTAGCACAAATGATAAGTTCCAAGTCAAGAAAGTTGTTTAATCTTGATTGGATTTCCACAACTCCATTCTTTAAAGTCGCAATAGGTACACCTAAAACTCCTACTTTTGTTAAAGTCAGATTTTGTTGTCCGTCGGGGAATTTATCCTTTCTATATTTTATATTAGATGCGTCTTTATTTGTTAAATTAAGTGTTTTCATATAATGTTAACAGTTGCCGCAAGTAGAGAACCTTTCTCTTTGAAAAGAAAATGTTTATACTTTTCGTGAAATTTAAACTCTTCTGCTTTAAAAATACAAACGTTATATCCGTCGTTTTTAAGTTTAAAAAGTTCTTCTCTACCAAACCAATCAAACAATGAATCCATAGAATCTGTACAAGATAAAAATCCACCTGCACATTCTTCATTATGGTTCATTTCTAAACCAGCACATGAAAGATCTAATTTTACGATTTCCTGAGTAAACTCAGCGTTTTTATTGTACCAGAGACCTTTTCCATCAGGATGGTGTACTCTGAAAAATAGTTTTTCTTGCATTTTATTAATCATGCTTTAGGTTTACCTGGTTGAAATTCTTTTTCTAACATATCAATATTTCCGTGTTCATCACACTCATAATAAAAACTATCAGTACATCCAGGTAGATAATAAGATTCTTTACATTTTTTGTTACATTTTGGACACTTTGTTGAAAATAATGATGGTAGTAAACTTAATGTAGATAGTACGATAAAAGTTACAAATAATATATTCATTTTAAATATTTATTAAATTATTACGAAATAGTCCTTTTGAGTTTTCATAATGTCATTCCTCCAAGTCTTCCTGATTTTTGAATAGAATTGTCAATTTTTAAACTTTTAATTTCTCGTTCTGAAAGCTCTAAATAAGTACATTCTTTTTTTTTACAATTAGGATTAATACATTCGACACGTATAATACCATTTTTTTGAATATCTGTGATTTTACGAGCATTGTAGAGTGATGTTGAAACATCTGGACGTATTGTCATTGTTAACATATCCCCAACTTTGGCGTTGGGGATATGTTTAAGCTTAATTTTTATAAAAGTTTGTTTCATGAATTTTTCAATTTCTCTCTAACTTCAGTTAAAGTCGTTTGATTATAGAATTTACCATCTTCATAAATTGTTTGAAGTACATCATATATATCTTCTTCATGATTTATAGGCATACGACCAGCATCTACATATTTAGGATCACATTCTTGATATACTACATATTCTTGAATACCAGTATCTATATTAGTTTCATCAGAAACCATACACATACCTTTTAAAGATTTCTTAGTACCATCATCAGTTACTGGGTCTTTGTAAATGTTATAGGATTTTCTACATCTGTTTCTTTCAGAGCATCCTTCAGCTATTTTTTCACCTCTTTGTGTACATGAACAATCAGCAACTTCAAACCAAGCACCTTTAGCAGCATAACCCATTGTGTCTCTGCTGACCATTTGGAAAGTATAGGAACCTATTCCTAGAACAATATTACTAGCAGCAAAGCCTTTAGCTTCAAGTCTTTTATAAATTTCAACTTGTCTTTCGAGATTAATACTATCACCATAAATAGCTCCAATATGAGGATCTAATACTTTATAACCTTGTTCATTTACAGTACCACCAAAGATACCCCAAAGAAGTTCTATTACACCTTTAGCTTCTGGTAAATCAATATGTTCATTGTCTCTACTTCCACCAATAATAAAATATTTATCTCCAATTTTACCAGTTTTATGACCACAAATAATATCAACAGGGTCACCAGAATCAGGTCTAATTACCAATTTACCATTTCTAGCCATAATAGCTTCTTTATTAGC